TCACATATCTCGAACCCATGATTCAACAACAATTCATAGAAGCTTTCAATGTCAACGATGTGCTACTCAGAACGACAGAGATACCTCTGAAGATTGGAAAGATCAGTACGGCTGTTCTGGGTTTGGAAAAATCCAGAGCATCCATGAAACGAACGATAGTCAAAACTAGACAGGATATACAGGTGGTACAATACAGTGTTTTGTGTACGCTATTAGCCGAACAATTTGGAGATACACCACTCGCGATATTTTTTGTCATGTGTGCACTGTGGTTTACTTTTCGTAAAAGTCAATAGAAGTCTTTTTAGATGGTGTACGCTGTTTTTTGGGTGTGAGTACCTTTTTGTGCTCTTCAAAAATATCCTTCGCGCGGTTGGTCTCTTCCTTGGCTATATCAGACAGTCGATCCACGATTCGGTCGATGTCACCCTTACGCTGCTTCTGCATCTTTTTACCGAATTTCTTAAAGTTGGGAGTCGTGATTGAAAAAATATTGAGAGCTAACATCTTAATTTTGTATTGTATCGATATTTATTTTTAAGCGTTTCACCTTTTCTTGAAATTCTCTGCGTTCACCTGGTGATTCAATCTCGGTACCGTTGGCTATAGCCTCCACCTCCGGTCCTGTGAGGTGCATGGCATTCACACGGAAATCCATGAAGGCCTCCATCGTGAGGGGTACGAGAGGTTGTACGAGTTCATAAATGGCTGTCGCATAATCCCGAATCTCCTTCTGGGCGTGGTGATCCATTCGCAGATGAAGAAAATGCATGAGATTATGAAGATCCATCTTCCACACGAATGAAGTGTATGTCGATTGGGGTAAAACCCCACGCGCTTGTTCCCGGCATACACCCTTTTCTAATAGTTTCTGATAGACACTGAATGCGTTTTTATACTGTTGAGACACGATATCTGTGAGTTCTTCACCCACATCGACGATACCCTCGGAACCCTGATGATTCACCTCCGATTGCCCTCGGAACTCGGTGGGTTCGTAATACTCTTCATCCACTATGGAGTATCTAGCACTCATTTCATTCACCGAAGCTGTGCGATGTCTCAACCACTGTCGAGCGATGTAAATTGGAGCCTTGATTCTAAATTTAAACGATACGAGTTCGAATGGACTCGTGTGTGCATGTCTGAGAAGATATCGTATGAGACCCTTGTCCCCCCTCGTGGTTTTTGTACCCGTCTGGTATGATACCCTCGCACCATCGACGATAGCCTTGTCGAGATTTTCCGTGGGCATGTGCTCCACCAACTCTACGAAACCATGGTCGAGTACTTGTTTCCTCATGATATGAATGTAGCCCGCTAAATCTTTAAATTAAAGATGTCATGCGTATCATAATGAATATGTACGCGGCTATAGTAACCGGTGCCACAGGGCAGGATGGTTCGTACCTATGTGAGTTACTCCGTGATAAAGGATACGATATAAAATGTTTAGTGAGGGATCGGAGTCGCACACCCGTATGCGGTACTGTATACGAAGGTGATGTCACGGATTATACAATCGTGGAACAAATGATACGCGAATGCGAGGGGTACGATCGGGTAGAAATTTATAACCTCGCCGCACAGAGTCATGTACACACGTCTTTCACACATTCGAATCTGACATTCGAGATAAATACAAAAGGTATATTAAACATTTTAGAATGTGTTCGAACGAGTCCTTTCCCTGAAAAGTATCGCATTTACCAGGCATCATCATCCGAGATGTTTGGGAGAGTGGTCGAAACGCCACAGAATGAATCGACACCTTTTTATCCTAGATCAGTCTACGGGGTTTCTAAAGTGGCAGCCCATTGGCTCGTGAAGAATTACAGAGAATCGTATGGTTTATACGCGTGTTCTGGTATTTTATACAATCATGAAAGTCCAAGAAGACGCGGAAACTTTGTGACTAAAAAGATCGTGGATGGAGTCAAAAGAATCGTACACGGTGGTGACACGCGATGTTTAGAACTTGGAAATTTACACGCAAAAAGGGATTGGGGACACGCGAAAGATTATGTACAAGCCATGTGGCTCACGCTACAACAAGATGAACCAGATGAATACGTGGTGGCCACGGGGGTGACCCATACCGTGAGAGATTTAGTCAGTATGTGTTTCGCAGAGGTAGACAAGACGATCGTTTGGGATGGGGATCTGGGTTACATGGATGGGGGGTTGGTAGTCAAGGTGTCACCCGAATTTTATCGTCCATGCGAGGTGGATGCCGTGGTGGGCGACGCATCGAAGATTAAGGGGATCGGGTGGGTCCAAGAGTATACGATACACGATGTCGTCAAGGAGATGATGTCGAACCCTTAATATCCTTAGAGAGTTCATCTATGCTCGAATAGTACCTTTTGAGATCTTTCATAAATCGTTTATTATTTTCTAGACATTCACATTCTGGTTTATTGAGATAAATCCAAGCTAAATTGGATTTTGAATACTTGGTCGCTTTTTGATTTTCATTGGGGCGTCTAGGTACCACGAGGGATGATGTTTTCTTCTTTTCCGGTGCGGGTACTCGTTTAACAAACGAGAGTGCCTGCATGACGGTATCAGCCAAATCATCCTTCTTTTTTGATTTTAGAAATGTATCGAGCCAGTGGACATTCACCTGATTTTCTCGAATGAATGTTTCACAACGCTCTATGGAAACCTTCTTTCTCTTGTTGTACTGCGTCTTACCCGGACCAACCACGTCTGGTATTTTGTGTTTCGCATCGTACAAAATAGTCTCCGCCTCTGGACATTTAATGATGAAGTACGCGTGTAAAAAGTGCATGACTGAAACCATCTTCTTGTTTCGTTCGGGTTGCTTTTCTATGAGAATCGTCTTACCCGTGAGTACCCAAGGTCTCGCGTCGAGATGATTTCTGAGGCTAACGTAGACACCATCTTTATGTTCCGGGGGTACACCAGACACGTCCCATTCCCTCACGAGGTTTCCATTTTCTTCATCCAAGAGGCACATGGCTAAATTCTTTATACCTACATCTATACTCAATATCATTTATATAAAGAGTTATATTTTCTTTATACTGCGAATTGCATGATGATCAACATGAACATCATCATAGATGAAGCACTCGATGCAAAGCTAATCATAGATGAATCTACCCCGGGTATGTCCGGTAAAAAATCATTGAAGGTTCGTCTCAGTTTATCGAAGAGACCCCTCGCCGTACTAGAACCTGGTAAATCAACTTCCGTCTCCTTTTCACACTTTTCATCACAAAACTTTTCACAGTCTTTTATGTTTTTTTTACAATACGGTTGATTTTTGATGGGTTCTAGATTATTTTCCTTGAGTGTTTCGACCGTACTATACTTGAGTTTGCTCTTATCGAGGGTACCCGAATCGTACTCGTCCCAATTGTGTGGGAGGCACCCCGCCATACAATTTTTATAGTCTTCTTCGGCATCTTCAAACTTCTTATCTATCCATTTTAAAAGTGCCAAACCACCGATTATCGTAGCACCGGTCCTCACGGCACTCCAAAATCCACTCGATCCATATTTAAAAGTTTTTGTGGTGCCATCGGGAAGACGTACATCTACATCCTTACCTGATGGTTTGGGTGAAATACCATGTTTGGTCTTCACATCATCCGGAAGTTTTTTAAGAAATTTAGATCTCGCAGCATCTGTCATGTCACCCACCATATTATCAAATGTTCTCGTATTCATTTGTTTGAATACCTTACTAAATCGACCCGGATCTCCTAACGCCATAGATAACATATTTTCTGACTTCATAGTTTTCATACTAGATAATGGTGATGATGATGATGGTAAATTATTAAATATATTAGCAAACTTATTAGTATATTTAGTAGTATTAACACCTACTCTGAAAAATGATGATAATCCTCCTTTAGCCATTATTTTATTTTATATTGAGATTTTAATTGTAAAAGTTTTTTATGTACTGGTGAACCTGTAATTATATATTCATAACCATACGAATCTTTTGCAACATATCGAGGATCGAGTGTATCGGTAATGTAACCAAAATCCTTTCCATACAATCCGTATAAAGTACGAGCGGTATCGTTCCATTCCCAAGTGTAAAAATCTTTGTATGATTTTATATTCTTTTTAAGTCGTCTATCAGACAATAAACCTATAAAGGCATTCCAACTGTCATTTGCTCTACGACTTACTGAATCTTTATTAAAATTGTCGTTTAAAAATTTTCCCGCCGCCTTTGGTGCAGTTTTCGTTACAAATTTTCCCACCGCCTTTGGTGCAGTGTCGTATAAAAAATTTCCTGCTTCTACCAACCCGTCATTTGCAGCATCGAAAATAGCCTTGTCAGCCGGTTTATCCACGGAGCCACCCCAACATGTGAATTTTCGTGTGTTACCGTCATCGGGTAATTCATCGTACGAAAAGTATTTACCTCCACCTGGATCACACTTTACCCTAAATCTACCACCTTCAGGAACAAAAAATTCATGATCCTCGTTAGTCTTCACCTGCCCCTGAAATCCGACCGTAGCGTTTGGATACACTTGATTTTCAGCATCTCTGGCGGACCACGTCATAATATTACCACCCCCGTGTTTAGCTTTAAATCTTTTACACGTGTCTCCGGTGATGCAATACTTATCCTTACCCGCCAGTTTTTCTTGTATATTTTGTGCAAATCCTTCTTGCCAACCGAGCGGATCTTGTACCATCATGAGCGCGGCCATGACAGGTCCATGTTTTTCTTTACGATCTTTGTACACCTGATCCACATCCTTTATTATTTCACCAGGGTCGTTCCAGTATCTTTTAGCATCTCTCACAACAGCAGTACCTAAAAAATTCTCAGCCCACTTTTGGTCGTTCGAGAGTTTACAGTCCTTATACGGAGTACCATCACCCCATGTTTTAGAGACATAATCTATAACGTACCGATCACAATACTTTTTCGTGAATTCACACACACCGTTTTCAAAATTAAATGTAACACCGTATTCCCGTGGGTCCACGGGTCTTTTATACTTCATAGAAGTTCTCGGTTTTTCACACATAACATATAAAGGTCCAAATGGATATGCTAATGTTACTTTTTGTGGAAGTGTATCGTATACAATATTAGGATTATGTTGATTACCGGGTTTTAATGTATTTAATTTCATGTATCTATTCGTGTATATCGCACTTATGGGTGGTGTCCAGTCTTTGGATGGTATATTAGGTGGATAAATTGGATCGAGATATGTAAACCATTCCTCTTGTTGTTTTTTATTCCATGTGATGGCGGCTTCCTCACTTATGGAAATACCATACGTGTTCACAGTCGACATCGAAGGAACTAAAAATATATCCTTCCTTTTAGCCACCGGAATTTCTTGTTGTAGTAAGTCAAACATCATTTTATCTAATTTTTTTGCATCTTTTGTTCGTACTAATTCATTCCATTTAACATGAAGGTTTAAAAACTCCTCTTCAGTTGGTGGGTCTTTAGGAGGGGGTCCACCTTCAACTTCTCGACTCTCAAATACTTTCAAAATATAATCTGCACCACCCGCTTCTATGTATTCATCGACATAAGTATCCTCGATGTACACCTGCATTTCTTCGGCTATTTTTCCACTTTCTTTGGGAAATAATTCCGCAAATGGGAATAACATTGGATAATCTTCACCCAAAGTAGCCATGGCTTCATTAAATTTATAAATCATCACATTTCTCCCTTCCATTAAGGAATCATTCGAAATAAAACTATCATAGTTTTTTAAATCTGCTGTGTTAATTATCTCAGCTATGATATCAAAAATAAGTAAGGCCCATCCAACCGGTCCCGAACTTAATTTTGTGAGTACCCTCGTGACCATCATGGCTGCTCTTATCGCAAACCTCGCGACTACGGCAGATATCGTTTTTTTTATTATCTGTCTCAATACCGTTCGTAATACATTTCTCAATCTATTCGCCATTTTGGGAATAACAGATGTTACGAGTATTTCTGCAAACACGAGTGCACCCATTTCCAAAGCCATTTGTCTAATCATTTTCGATTGTTCTGATTCTCTAGATGGTGTCATACCAGCCTTCAGTACACAACACCCATCTTTTAACTCGTAATACCTTGCATCACAAGCATCATTCACGGGATATGTAAGACATTCAGATTTTAACGAATCTAAAATATCATCCGTGTCTTCATCCTCTAAACCTAAATCTTTATTAGCCTTTCTTATGGATTGTCTTCTTTTTTCCATATTATTTTCATAGTTTTTCATTCGTTCTGCGAATGTTTTTTCACGCTTCTTTCTCTTCAGATACACTAAAAGTAAGAAGAAGGCGACGGCCATCATCAATAAAAGCATCATTCCAAACGAAAAAATCATGACCGAGCTACCACCTCCATTGTAAGATGGTGGAGGGCGATATAAACTGATTGGAGTGTTCACTCTGAACATCTTATAATAATTAAAGAAAAAAACAATTACAACTTTATGTGGTGTTGGTGGTGTTGTCATGATTTTGAAAATCCACCATTAAAATTACCATTTAAATATGATGATAGGCGAAATATTTTCAAAACTATGGGAAAATTTTGTTCATGGAGTTGTATGAAATCATTCGCTTTAGAAAAATTTGGGTTGACGAGAGGTGGTATCATATGTGGTAACATCGTTTTAATGCGTAAAAAAATGTACAATGAAGTAGGATCTATAGAGCCTGCACCAAGTAGATTTAGATTAAAAGAATTTGGTGGTGACCTGGACATTCACATGTTTAGAAAAAATCAGACAATAGATATGAATGTACAAATCAATGAGGTTGAAACTGAACCATATACAAACAATGTCATTCCACTTGTCTCAAACACAAAAAAATTAGACGAGATAAAAAATTCATCCATTACAAATAATGCACTAAAACTCAAAAGAAACAAACCCTTAAAAAGAGTTCACAATAATCTAGAATCTGCATTAGGATTAATTATTACACCCAAATCTTAAATTTCTTTTTTGTTTTGGTGTAGGTATAGACGGTGGTAAGTTTTTCGTTTTTCGACTATGTACCCATTTTTGACCGTCGTGTGCCACCCAACGAATGTCGTATTTTTCTATCACCTTTCTACACATAACACATGGTAGTGACACAGCGTCACCATATATATTTTTACGCTCCACGATGAGTTCTCCATATTTTCTATGTAACCAATTTGTGAATTTATATGGTCTGTAACCCTTTTTCATACATGTGTGAAAAAGAAGACGAATCAGCTTGCGCTCAGCACAGCAAATACAATCACTTCGGACCAGTGGACCCTTCGACATATAGCTTGTCACGGTACAGTATTTCATCAGTGATGACAATTTGTACAATCGGTTCCATTGTATACAAAATCACATTTAGGACATTCACTTAGGATTGTAATTTTTCTTTTTGGGACGAGACCTTTTGTAAAATTCTCAAGTTCTTTCACAGTGTAAATACCATATTTGATTATAACTTCCAGTGAAGGAAACTGCATGTTATTGATATTACATGTTTTATTTTTAAGCGATACATGGTAGACACACCTTCTTTACTCTAAGCATCGCTGCTAGACTATCTACCATGGGTGGTACCATCGCCTTTAATACGATTTCAAATTCAGAATCTTTTTCACCTGAATCTATTTCTTCTATAAAATGATATAATACATCGATCACCAGTGCTTTTTTCTTAGCACCTGAAAGTCTCTTAAACTTGGATACCGTCATCACGAGAGTAGTGAGTATGGGTGGTATGTCCTCCTTTGTGAGACCATCATCCACATATTCAACTTTGAGTTCCTCGATAGTCTTGACGAGACTCTTGGCGTCTATGTTTTTAGAATATTTATTCAGTATGCGTTCCATTTTATTATGGTTGTATATAATAAAATGAATAACATTTTTGCAAACATAGCCATGGGTATAGGTGTGTACCAGCTATACGATCAGGTGAAGAATGTAGAAAAGATGGATACACACATGAAAAATTCCATCATACTGGGTATCGTTGGAAGTTCACTTTGGTTTTTGTACCAATTTAATAAATATGGTATGAACATGACGACCATGTACACGACCATGGGACTCATTGTTCAAGTGTACATCCTGAATGCCATCTTGTTGAAGGAGATTCGGACATAAATGCCAAAAACTCCAACATTCGCACCTTATCCTCCATAGAAAACTTACCCATACTTTTTATTACCCTCTGTGTGAATAGTATGAGTATATACACATCAAGAACTAATGGGTCCACCATATTACTTTGCCAACATATAAACACCACCACCCAGTGACGCGATGAATGAGGCTAGGCTGACACCCACGGTGATGCTAGAACCCTTTTCAGTCTCTTCACAGTTGGACGTCCAATTGAGGGTGATACCGGTGGCGATGATACCCATGATGGAATAAAGAAGAACAAAAGCTGGCATATCCTTACCGATATATTTGAGAAGGACGAGGGTGAGGGGGATGGCGAGAGCGATCCCGATACCAGCGATGAGCACCTTGTTGAGGTTCTCTTGGGTCTTGTCGTCCTTAAATTTTTTACAATTGGTGAGGGTGCTGACACCGATGGATGCGGCAATGATGTAGATGGTTCCCAGTAAAGTGATCATACCGATACTACCCCATGAGATGTTAAGCGTCTCTTTTGTTCCTATGATATTCTTCGTGAGCTTACCAATCTGAGAAACTTTATTGCTCGTGGAAATCTTGGTATTGTTAAGATTGAGGTTGAGATTATCAGTATTCATTTATCATATATACAGATTTTTATTTGGTTAAAGGGTATGATAAATAAACGAGTATATGGACGTTGAGGTGTATAAAGATATTGTCAAAAAATATACAAAAAACCCACCCGAGGAAAAGACTGTGTGGGCTGGAGGAAGTGGTAAATTATGTATCGTGTTTGTGGAATTCAGAGACATGGATATCATAAAATACAATTTATGGAACCTCGCGAATGTTTATGGTGGCACCGATGCCTCTTTGTTCATTGTTCATAGTGGTGAAAATAGAGATACCATAATGGATGTGGTGAAGGATTGGAAAAATGTAAAGTGTAAGGAGATGTTCGAACATAATATTGATGTGAATGAATACAGTAAACTTTTTACAAGTGTAAGATTTTGGGACTTATTTTCAGAATACGAATATATACTCACGAATCAATGGGATTCGTATGTATTCAAACCAGTACCCGAAAAGTTTTTCAAATATGAGTATGTGGGTACATCTTGTGGACATTATTATGTA